CGGCGGCATGCGCTTCTTGCGCTTCCGCAGCTTTCTCGATGGCGTTCTCGCCAACGCAGGCGGAATCGATGCGATCCACTTCGAGGAGGTGCGCCGGCACGTCGGCACCGACGCAGCCCACCTCTATGGCGGCTTCCTCGCCACCCTTACTGCCTGGTGCGAAGAGCGCCGCATCCCCTACGCGGGCGCGCCGGTCGGCAGCATCAAGCGCCACGTCGCCGGCAAGGGCAATGCCGACAAGGCTGCGGTGATCGAAGCCGTCCGCGCGCGTGGATTCTCGCCCGCCGACGACAACGAAGCCGATGCGCTCGCGGTCCTGCACTGGGCCGTCGAGACTCAAGGAGGCGCATCATGAACGGGGAGGACATGCTGAGACGTGCAGCCGCCGTGATCGATGAGCGTCGCGCGCTCTACGGCGATCCACGGCACTCCATGGAGGTGGTTGCCCGCCGCTGGTCGATCACGCTCGGCCATCCCGTGACGCCGACGCAGGTGGTGCTGTGCCTCATCGATCTCAAGCTCGCGCGGCTGGCCCGCGATCCGCATCACGTCGACTCGATCGTCGATGTCGCAGGCTATGCGGCGGTGCTCGCGGAGGTCACACGATGAGGTGGCTGCCCAAGGGCTATGGCGGCAGGCGCCGCTCGCTCGAGGAGCTCAAGCGCGAGGGCTGGCGCGAGCAGAATCTCCTCGTCGTGAGCCCGCACGATCCACGCTTGACCTGGCCCGAGCGCGAGCTCGTGCGCCAGCTTGGTGAGAGGCTCTATGGCGAGCCCCGCGGCGAGGAGCAGCGCCGTGACTGACTGGACGCGCGAGCGGGTCGAAGAGCGCTTGAGCGAAGCCGCCGACGTGATGCGGCGGCTGCCGCCGGTGCGTGTGCAGGGCTACTACAATCTCTGGCCCAAGGTTCTGCATGCGTTTTCCGATCTCGTCGGCCAGGAGCCGCCGCGCCTCAAGCGCCCGCCCCCTTCATCGGAGGCCATCTCCCGCATGGAGGAGGCGCTCGACTGGCTGCGCTGGCTGGAAGCCGACGACGCCAAGCTCGCCTGGGCACGCGCCGAGCGCACCCCCTGGAAGATGATCTGCTGGCGCTTCGGGATCGCGCGCGCCACCGCGCACCGGCGCTGGGAGTACGCCTTGAGCGTGATCGCTTGGCGGCTCAACGGCCGGCGGCCGCCGCCGGCGATGCGGTCGCGGCGGTTCGTGGTCGAAAGAGCCAAGGTTTGAGATTCTATGCTTCAGTCGGTGGGCGACGGACGTCTAGAACGTCAAGTACCGGGCATTCTGGTGCGGTGGTTCCAGTGCAGCGCGCAACTGTTTTCGCCAGCAACCGCTCCAGCTTGCGAAGGTCAGCGATCTTGGCGCGAATATCGTCGAGATGATGCGAGGCAATGCTGCGGACTTCCCGACATGACGCTTTTGCGGGGCCGCCGAGTCGAATCAGCGTGCGGATCTGATCGAGAGAAAATCCCAACTCCCGCGACCGGCGGATGAAGGCCAGGATGCGAAGGTGAGTGGTGTCATAGACGCGACGTCCACCCGCCGTGCGTGGCGGCGCAGGGAACATCTCGATCCGCTCATAATAGCGGATTGTCTCAATGTTTACGCCGGTAAGTTCCAACAAGTCACCGATTGTTAATGCGTCCGCTCGCGAAGCTGTGATCGTGCCCATGATGGCTGGCCTTGCTCCTGTAGTGACTACAGGAAGTATATAGCTCGTGATCCAGAGAGGACAACGAAATGAGCGAAGCGCGAAACGCTATTGGCTTCTTTGCATTGAGTGATCGTCCTGCCAACGCTTCTGGTGGCACAGGGCAAAAGCTGGCGGCAGCGGGTGGAATCATTGGCGCACTCGCGGCGTCGTCGTGCTGCATATTACCGGTCGTTCTCTTTAGCCTTGGCGTCAGCGGGGCGTGGATTGGGAATTTCACACAACTTGCGCCCTATCAGCCGTATTTCATTGCGGCCACGCTGGCATTCATCGGCGCCGGCTATTGGCTGGTCTATCGCGCGTCGAAGGTGGCCTGCGCAGAGGGCAAGTCTTGCGCGCGGCCATTGCCCAACAGGTTTGTCAAAATCGCGCTGATCGCGGCAACCGTCATAGTGCTTACCGCCTGGGCCTTCGACTATATCGTCCCTTACGTGCTGTCCTAATCAAGGAGTAAATCAAATGATGGAGTACGTCATCCCTGTTGCGCTCGCTCTCGCCATCATCGGCTCATCGGCTGCCTTTGCTGCGGAAAAGACGGTGACGCTCGCGGTGCAAAACATGTACTGCGCCGCGTGCCCGCACACCGTTAAGTCGAGCCTGCAAGCCGTGCCAGGCGTCAAATCAGTTTCGGTGTCATTTAAAAGCAAGACTGCCGTCGTGACGTTCGATGACGCAAAAACCAGTGTGACGGCGCTGACGACAGCGACGACTAACGCTGGCTATCCGTCATCCCCGAAAGACTGACCCCTCCTGTGAAGGCTACCGGTGCCACAGTCGGCGCATTGCTCGTTGGCGCACTTGCGGTGCTTTGCTGCGCAGCGCCAGCGATCATTGCAGGCATTAGCGTGACCGCGCTCGCGGCATGGTTTTCCTATTCAGGGTACGTGCTGATCGCAGTCGGACTGATTGCCGTCGCCGTCGGCGGCGTCCTGTTGTTGCGGCACCGTGGGATAAACGCTCAAGCGTGCTGTGAGCCAGAAAAGAAGGCGTCAAATCATGAGTGACTGTTGCGCGTCGGGAAATCGCGGCAAACAATTTGATCTTGCCGTTATCGGTGCGGGATCGGCAGGCTTCTCGGCAGCGATCACTGCGGCGGAACAAGGCGCACAGGTAGCCCTGATCGGTCACGGCACTATCGGCGGCACCTGCGTCAATGTTGGTTGCGTGCCGTCAAAAACACTGATCCGTGCCGCTGAGACCCAGCATCAGGTCAGTGCCGCAGCGCGCTTTGCAGGCATCAGGGCCAAAGGCCAGGTGGACGATTGGGCGGCGACCATTCGGCAGAAAGACGAACTGGTATCGAGCCTGCGCCAGTCGAAATATGCTGATCTTTTGCTGGCTTATAACAATATCTCTTACATCGAAGGGCAGGCCCGCCTTGCCGAAGGCGGGGTCGCGATCAATGGCGATCTCATCAAGGCGCCGCGCCTTATCATCGTCACGGGTGCGCGGCCGGCGGTGCCATCGATCCCTGGGCTTGAGGCGGTGGACTATCTGACAAGCACCGCAGCGCTGTCCCTCGAAACGCTGCCCAAATCGCTGCTTGTCATCGGAGCTGGCTATATCGGCGCGGAGCTTGCGCAGATGTTTGCCCGCATGGGCGTCAAAGTCACAGTCGTTTGCCGCAGCCACCTGTTGCCGGCAGCGGAGCCGGAAATCTCGGAAGCCCTGTCAGGCTATTTGCGCGCCGAAGGTATCCGATTGGAATGCGGCGTCACTTACAAGCAGGTGCGGCAGACTGATGCTGGCGTGGCACTTGTCGTCACGCGCGAAGGTCTCGATATGACGCTGACAGCCGAGCACATTTTAGTTGCTACGGGCCGCACACCCAATGTCGAGGGGCTGGGCTTGAGAGAGGCCAAGATTGCGCAAGCGGCAAACGGCAGCATTAAAGTAGACGATCGAATGCAGACCACGCGCCCTGGCGTGTATGCGGCGGGCGATGTCACCGGCCACGATCAATTCGTTTATATGGCCGCCTACGGAGCGAAGCTTGCGGCTTTGAACGCTCTCAACGAAAACAGCCTGCGCTATGACAACACGGCCATGCCGTCAGTCGTGTTCACGGATCCGCAGGTGGCAAGCGTCGGGCTGACAGAAGGCGCGGCCCGAGCCGCCGGCCATGACGTGAGAGTGTCCGTGCTACCACTTAGCGCCGTGCCACGCGCAGTGGCGGCGCGAGATACACGCGGTCTCATCAAACTTGTTGCCGACAAGAAAAACCGCAAGCTTCTGGGCACGCACATTCTCGCGCCCGAAGGAAGCGATAGCATTCAGACTGCCGCCCTAGCCATCCAACAAGGCCTGACGACGGACGATCTTGCCGACGCGATCTTTCCATACCTCACAACCGTCGAAGGCTTGAAGCTCGCGGCATTGGGACTTGAAAAAGATATCGCGAAATTGTCCTGCTGTGCCGGGTAGTTGAAATGAGTGTTACAGCCCCATCTACACGGGACTGGCTCGGTAAGGTCCATGCCAGCACCGTCGCTTGGTGGCCTTCTAAAAATGCCGAAGTCGCTGTGTTGTTCGCCCCGGTGTCGGCGCGCGCTTTGTCAAGATGATTTCTGCGCCTGAGACAATTTTTCGGTGAGACATCGGCGGGTGAGACAGACCGCGGCGAATTCGGCTATGCGGAGCGCTAGGAGCTTGTCTGAGTAGTCACTGGTCAAGTGGCGACGAGTCTGATTCCTTGCGGGGCTATG